CATGCCGCCAGTAGTCAAGTTAGTATCATACGCTATCACGGCACCTTCTAGCAATACACCCGCAAACAGTAGTGGTGGTACGCCTGTGCTCTCAATATCCGAGGGCATCTGCTCTCGAGCAGACCGAATAAGTTGTCTTTCTTTGGTAAGGTTGTCTAGCCCTACCCGCTCTACTACGCGGAAAAATTTACCATTTGAAGCATGTTTTAAAGCACGGATTAATAAAGCACTAGGTTGTTGGGTTACCGCCGTTGAGAACAAAGCAAAGGAACTGTTGCTCTTTCTTTGACCTGTTTGATCTGTAAACGAGTTAGGGTATATAGCTACGATAGGTTTAACCGAAGGGGGTTTTACGTTTAATAAGTCAAAGGACTGTAGTTTTCCTATCTTAACTGCATCATTAGCCTCAAACCTTTGCTCATAGGTATCGTTAAATTGGTCAACAATCGAACAACTAGAAGTAAAAATCGCCAACAGGAAGGGTAATTTCCGTAACATTTCCATCTGCATCCGTAATCGTTAGAGTAATAAAATCACCGTCAATAGTGTATTCAATAGTATTACCTTCTAACTCTATTATACCGCCAGTGCTTGCGGTCTCTCCAAACAAGTTATTAACAAGTTGACGGCTAAGTTCTGCATAAATACGAGACTCAAGATTTCTTATAAACCGTGCTAGAGTAGTGTTCTCCGCATCGCGTTCAAGTTCTTCTTGGTACGCTTTAATCTCAGCTTTTATATCAGCCTTACGATTAAACTCTTGGTTCTCAATCGTTAAATAATGCGACGAGGTGTTTTGACCATTAAAGCTAGGAGACTTAAACTTGTGCGTTATGGTATCTGCGGTAACTGGTATCCAGATCAAGGCCGCTAATAATACGCTAATCTTTGCGTTGGTCATCTCTATCTGCCTTTGCAATTCTATCGGTCTGTAGCAACTGAGGTACACCTAGTACGGTCTTTAACAGTACGTCCTGCCTAATAATTTCGTTATCAACAGAACGCACCCGGTCTATAAGGGCAATGAGTATCCCATGCTGTCCGTCTATTTTCCCACCTAAACGTTCTTCTAGATGAGCTATTCGTTCTACAAGCTTGTTGTCTAGAGTATCAACCTTAGTTTCTAAGCCATCAATAATGCGATTAATAAGCTTCCATATAAACATGCCCAAGCCCAACGCGGCGGCAATAGGAAAGCCCACCTCGTTGATTAGCTTGATAACGGTGTCCATTAGTTACTGTTTCGCTTTTGGCCCTAAAAAAGCCAGTTTTTCCATCAAGGGGTAAACATGCTTTGCTAGGAACGCATCGTCTTTGGGCGTGTCTGTCATATTACAAACCACAGACGCAACCGATACTAGCGTGGTCGCTAAAACGTAAACATCAAATAATAGTTCCATTACCAAGGTACTCCTGTTGCTTGCGCTGTTGCACGATCAATTTGACCTTGCACTCTTGCTGTACGGTTATCTTCAACACGCTTTTTAGCTTTAGCCGCTGTTTCGCTACCTTCTTTTAGGCTGTCATATATCCAACCAAGAACATTAGCTTCTGTCAAAGATGCATAAGCAATAAATCCTGACGCTGAAGCATCATAAGTACAGAGTAGCTTGCCGCCCTCTACCGCTGAATAAGCAGGTGTGGTGTCAGACAAAGCATTGCAAGTCCAATATGCTTTAATAACGCCACCATCTGCGTCTACGTGTGTCATGTCGGTCACTGACCAAGTAGTAGTTATAGCCATTTCTTATGCTCCTGCGTTTTCGTTTTGAGTTTTCTTAGCGGCCTTGACCGCATCTGTCCACACTGCGCTTGTAATGCCTTGAATCTCTGTAGACTCTCCAGATACATCAGTATCAGTGTGCGTCCAAGAGTTATCAGCGTTCTTTACGGATGAAACGCAGTGAAGAACGCGCCTATGAAATGAACGCGATAACTCTGTTCCGTCCTCATCAATTACCGTAGCGGTTCTAATTTGTAGGTCTTTATAATCGCCTACTACTTCTAATTTGTCGTCTGTTACTGTTTTATTTAAAGCCATTCTATTTCTCCTTGTCCGTACCTAGCATCCACTAGGTATAATTGTTAAATTGTTATGCATCAGTAAAATAAAATCCTGATAAACAAACTTTTTTTCCTGAATAAACACTGTTAGCAATATCTGCATTTGAACTATTTCCTATCCCTATGTTTGAGGTACCTCTAAGAAAAGGAAAAAATACGTCATCTCTACCAACATCAGTGTTAGCTATTGTTGCCCCATACGCTTGGTCATTTTGATTTCTTACAGGAAAAGGCAGTCCTGAAAATTGAACAGCGGCAGAGTTAGTGTTACTTGCAAAAGTTACAGCCATTCCTATATGTACTACACGACCAATTTTTGTGTACACAGCCGCATTAACAGTGAGTGAAATACCGGCAATACTTGCAGGAGTCCAAGTTCCCTCCTCATAGTCATCCAAAAGCTCACTTGTTCCAGACCCTGCTGTAGCACTAAAGTCTACACCGTGTCCATTAGCTACTACTAGATTTCCGTCAGCAAGAGTTAAATTAAGACCAACCTTAACGCCACCTCCAAACTCAGCCGAACGAGTTGTTCCTGAATCTCGCGCAACAACAAAAGGAGTTCCTGCGGCATTGGGAAGTGTGTTCAGACCATTAATTATGTTAGCTCCTCCTAAAACAGCGGCTGTTGCACCTCCTACAGTTTTAAGAAATATCCCACCATGTTCATCAATTCTCATTCGCTCAGATACGTTCGTAGTTCCTGCCCCACGAGTACCAAAAGACAACTGACCCAAAACGTTGCCCGAATAATTTGTGTATTTTGCAGATACAGTTGCTAAAGATTCCGCAAAATTTCCTGCGGCTACCCTAAAGTTAAGGGCTGAAAAATGACCTACTGAGTTATCAGAGTTAGTGATTTCTAAAGCGGCACTTGTAGTACCAAAGCCTGTATCAGAATTGGCTCCAGTAATAGTGACAACATCACGCAAGTTTGCAGAGCGACCCATTCCAATCTTATCTACGTCACCATTAATGAAGAACATATTATCGTTGTTGTTTGATGCAATGCGGAAGTCAGCGTCTACTCCATTATTGTTAATTACAACACCACCCGCACCGCGAATATCTATTAAGCCAGTGCTAGTAGCAAACATCGTTCCAACAGTCTGACTGCCAGAGGCAGAATCCATGTATATTGCACCAAGCTCATTAGCACCATTAACAAAACTAACTACACCGCCATCAGCACCATTAGCCGCTGTAGAGCCTAAGTTTAAACGACCACGATTACCTGTTCCGATAATACCTACATAGGTTCTTGCGGCAGTGTTGTCATTTGTAACATCACCGTCAGCTACGCCTATACCAACGGAGCCTGTTGCGCTATCTACATGGAATCTAGGTGTAGTTCCTGACAAATATTGCAAAGAACCTGCTACACCATTCCCAGCATTGATAACTTTAAGTCTGTGGCCTGATGTGTTGACTGCCCCAGCATCTAGCGTAATTGTAGCGTTTGACGGAGATACAGAGGCTACTAATCCACCACCTGAATAATCATAACTATTTGAATTACTAGGCCCAGCTACAAACTGAGTACCAAAGAATTTTAATGTACTTCCATCATCTGCATTGGTGCTATTACGGATTTCAGAGTTCCCTGTTAATCCAATCCCGCCTGTAATTTGTAACTTTCCGTTTGCTCCTGCCGAAGACGCGCTGTTAATTATTACTCCACTAGAAGTAATATCCATCATCCGCACAGTTGAAACATCAAAGGTATAAGCAGAAGCCTCAAAGTCAATTCCTGCCCAAGAAGCACTACGGTCAAAGCCTCTTATAACACTACCACCATCAAATTCAATACGCCTACCTGCCCCACCCACTGCAAACTGTGCTACTGGATTTGTGGTTCCTATCCCGACCAGACCGTTCAGATTAACTCCGGTTTGGTTGACTACGAGACGGTAAGCGCCTCCATTAGAATCTGCTCTAAATACTTCCCCAGATGTTGCAACTACTTCTAATCTTGCGTTAGTAGCCGTAGAGTTAATGCCGACATTATTAGTATCTCCATTGACAAACAGCGCATTAGCGTTGTCCTTAGACTCAACGCGGAAGTCTACGTCTCCACCGGCTTCGTTTAACACCACACTACCCGATGTCATAATTCTAAGAGCAAGGCTATTGTTTACTGAACCGATATAGCCATTATTGTTAATAGTTAAATTAGCTAGTTGGCTTGAGTTACTGCCAATATTGCTATTTCCTACAGTAAGCCCTGCGTTTGCTGTAATTACTCCTGCAAAACTTGCAGTACCGCTATGTGTCATTGCTCCATTTTCATCTATCTTAAATAGCTGTGTGCTATTGTTAGATTGAATATTAAACTCTCTGTTTGTTTGGTTGTTGTCTGAATCAAACTTTATTAAAACGCTTTGAGTTGACAGAATGTTTAAGTTTCCAGAAGCATTTAGGAATGTGTCAGAAGCCACACTAGAATTAAACGTAGCCGCACCTGATGAGTCTATGACAAACCTTTCACCAATCACCCCGCCATTTTCTGTCCAGAAAGAAAGGTTAGAAGCATCTGCGTTAGTGCTAGTATTTTTGTTGGCAATGTAAGAACGGCCACGACCTACAATACCTAGCGCAATACCGACACCATCTCCTGCCGCTATGTTACTAGTAGGAACTGTAATGCTAAGACCAAGCGCACTGCCGTTTTCTAAAGTAGTTGCGCTAAGTACGCCAACATCTGCGGCTAAATTTATGTTTGTGCGGGTGGTGCTTGAAATACCTCCAGTTACAGCTAGTTGTCCAACAACATTTGTAGCATCAAGGTTAGTAACACCGTCTACGTCTATGTTGCCGCTAATGTCTAAGGATGTTGCTATAATATTCCTACTAGCGTCTATGACTGTATTTCCAGAAATGCCAATAGAAGATGCAACATTTAGAGAGCTACCCATAGTTATCGCTGTATTGAATGTTGGGGCAGAGTTAAAAACTACAGTCCCTGTAATCGTCCCACCACCAAGCTCTAGCTTGGCAGTGTTCAAGTTCGTGAAGTTCGCATCAACTTCATTATTAGTCAGGGACGACCCTTTGCCGCTCCGCGTTACAATCGTAGCCATGAGTAATCCCCCCTAATTAAGATGCAGTTAAAGTAATAGTCCACGTGACACTCATCGTATCATCTGAGGCCTTGTTTACTACAGGAAACACTGTGCGACACAGCATAGTTCCAGATGTTGAAGCATTGAAGATACCTGCCTCCGTCACCGCACCTGTCGCATCGCCAGCTTCAAAGCTACTGACGTAAACAACAGTGTTTGTTGATGCAGTAGAACTATCAAGGGCTTCTCTGGAACCTAGTATAGATACTACGTCTGTTTGCCCAGCCGCTACCGCTGTGGTTCCTGACCCTAGAGCCATATGCGACATAGCTGATGCTGTATCTGCTTTCATTCTTGAGCAAATAAAGGTTAGCCCAACCGTTACAATTAGGTTTTTCTCAAAACGCTCTTCTTTGATGTTGCCGTTTTTATCTCGCACGACAATGTTTAATTGCCCTGCTAATTTTATACCTGTGCTTGCTTCGCTATTCATAATCTCACCTATTAAAAAGTCCAAACTGAACCTACATAATCCTCTAAAAAGTAGTCAAGTGAACAATATCCCTGACTACGCCCACTGCCCGCATCTGCTAGACCAAAAGCGTCATTCTTCACACCTGTAAAACTAATAGTATCATCATCTGTCAATGCAGACAGATTTGTTCGTGTTTTGACAAAGGTGTAAGCGCTGTCATCCCCAGCCACACCATCAGCATCATCTGTAACAAAGGTTGTATCTGCCAAGGTCAAACCAAAGGCAAATGAATTTATTGCATCTGCCCATGCCGCTGAATCTGACGGCTTCTTTCCTATGCCCAGCGTATCGCCATCACCTAAAGAAAAGTTATTGGTAAACACCTTTCCCGCACCTAGAGAGGCTAGGTCAACACCTGCCCAACTATCTGCAAGAGTTTTGCCTATCGTCAATATATTTAAATCAGCAAGGCCAGTGCCATCAGATAAGGCTTTAGTGTTCGCAAACAACTCATCATCCGCAAAACCAGCACCATCTCCCTTAACCAACCCAAATAAGAGCGTATTGCCCTCTGTGGCATTTAATGAGTCTGATAGGGGCTTTGTTACGCTTCGTGCGCTTTGCTCTGTAACAGCCATAGAATTGGCTACAGGCTTGCCGAACGAAAGCGTATTTATATCAAGAACGATTGCTGAGTTTGTAAATGATTGGTTTAGGCTGGGAACAGTTATAACTGAGAATGCCGCTGATAACCCAATATTGATGGGCTTGCTAGATATGGATATATTAACAGGCTTGCCAACCAAGGAAAGGTCGGTTCGTGTGACCTTGATATAGAAACTACTCATGCGAACTCTTCTCTTACTACAAAGTCTACAAGTTCATAAACAGTTTCAATATCCCCCCCATTAAATACAACATTAACCTCACCTTCGTAAGCGCCTGCATCTATGTTGGTTAGATTAGCGCCTAACGTGAATAGGAGTATTCCATTTTGTAGGTTCGTGCCGTTATTTGAGGCTGTAACTGTAAATAGGGTTGCCGTGGCTCCTCTCGCCCTTACTTTGAGGGTGCAGGTAGCTCCGACGCAGTTAACTACTGCCTGTGTATCAGCGCGAGTTAAATTGACTTGTACTTGGGGTTTATTGTCCCCATTAACAAGGAATATAGTTGCCATCTGTAATTCATCCTATCAAGAGCTTACTTCTTGGGTGCGGCTTTCTTTCTAGGCGCGGCTTTTTTCTTAACTACTTTCGTCTCAACAAACGCCTCATTCACCTCTGGGGTAGATGGGTCATCTGGTACGAAATGGCCTTTGCTAGTTCTAGCTCTTACCATATCAGAAGTATCTTGCATCTTTACTTCCATAGCCCATCCGCTAGACACGAATGATTCCATTAAATCTTTTTTCCAAGATTCGTCGGCTGTTACAATTCTGCCCATTTCATACAGAGCTATCCCGCCATCTTTCTCAGATTGTCCTGCTTTTGGTATAACTATTTTGTATTGCTTATTCATAATAATCACCAGTTAAAGATTGAGAGGGGTGGACAAAGGGGAAGATAACCACCCCCCTCTCACTCATTACACTTTTACATCTTAACCCTAAACTGGGGCGTGATGCGGACTACCTTTAACACACTCAACACTAATCGGAGTGCCGTTTGCGTGGTTTCCAGTACGGACGAGACTTGCCCGAACATAACGCTTTCCACCAATGTATCCAGCCTTGTATGACTGAGAAACTTTAGCGGCCGCGTCAAGAGTTAACCAAACACCACCAACAAGAGTAGTACCAGTTATTCCAGCTTGACCAACATCAGCATAAGTTGTGTTGTCATCACTGTCTTGTATCTTAACGGTATACTTCAAGTTTGCCGCAAGCGTATCACCCTGAGTACCAGCAGAAAGAACCAACATCGCGCTCTCAAAACCAACAAGGTCAACACCATTTGTTGCTGTAGTTGTGCCATTCCCTGATGCAAGCTGAGGGATTAAACTAGCGACTACTGCTAAATTGCTTCCTAAATCTTTCATAATTGTCTCCTAGTTAAACAGCAATCTTCTGCTTGATGATTGCTTCTGGAAGGATAACCTGTCCACCAACTCTGCGACGAGCAATATAACGAATATTACCAGTGTTAGCTTGGGTGAATGGGTCGCGTAGTACAGCCATAGCAACACGATCAACAATTAAGTATCCACGACGGAAATCACCAAACGCAACAGGGAAGTTTCCACCTGCGATAGACGGCATATCCGTAGCTTCTACATAGCTGTGACCTAAGATAGTTGCAGACATATTTCCAGACAGGCTCATGCCAGCTTGGAAGACGTATTGACCTGCGGCATCTTTCAACTTACGAATAGCCGCTAATGAACCACGGTTAAAGACGAAAGTACCATTACGGCTATAATCACTCTTAATGGCGTGAACCATTGTGATGAGGCCATCAGCAGTTAGTAGCGTACCTGAGCCAGAGTTGCTTTCAGCAACAGAAGCGTTAGTCAGGATACCTTCAGGCTTACCTACAGCGTTACCAGAGACAAAGGCTAATCCTTCGGCTTTAGCGAACTGCTCAGTAAATTCTGACTGCATTTCAGCTTCAAGATTAAATACTGAATCTTCCAAATCCTGCTCAGAAATATCAACCAGTGCATACATCTCATGCGCGGGAATCTCTTCTAGGCCAACTTGCCATCCAGTAGTCTCTGAACGTGTTCCAGCTTCGGATACCCACTGCGCGGCAAAAGTACCAGTACGCTTAGGAATCTGAATAGAACGCTGTCCAGTTTGACGAACGCGAGAAATGCCACGAATAGGTGAGATCTCTGTAATGTTCTTAATCAATTCACGGATGTACTCTGGGGGAGCTAAGTAACCACCAGTTGTATCGTTAGATACAGTTAGTGCTTTCTTCTCATCTGGAGTAATTCCTTCCATACCTTTACGGCAATAAGAATCAAAGGCTTTAACGCCAGCATCAATTTGCTTATCGGTGAAACCACCGTTGGGACGACGCATAACAGTTTCCATGCGATCCATCTGCTCTTTGATAGCATCTTGAGTTGCGGCACTAGCTTTAATACGCTGATTCACATCTTCGTACTGGTCTAGCTTCGCTTCAAGGGCGGTAATTTTCCCATCTAGGGTAGTGTCTTGGACACCTTTTTCCACGTTCTCTAACTTCTGGTCATAGCTTTTTTTGAACTCTTCAAAAGCATGTCCCATGTCAGATACTAGGGTTTTAACATCTTCACTCATTGGATTTCTCCCACTATGGTTTTGAGTTTTTGGGTTAGGTTTTTGATAGCATCTACATCAGGTTGCATTTCTACCTCAGCATCACGCTGAGTAAACGCATCCATTACAGCTTTTGCGGCCATCTTTGCTTCTGAACGAGATAAAGAAAAAGCGTCACGCAGTCCATTCTCCCATTCCCTGATAGAAAGCTCCTGTCCCTTAACCGCCTGAACCTTAGCTTTAGGATTCATTGGAAAGGTAACAACAGATATCTCCATCAATTCTACTTCCTTGATAACTCTGGCTCCTGCCTTATCATAGGATTGCCCCTTGGGGCTTATTCTGAAACCAATAGACAGGCCATCAAGTGCGCCCATTTTCATTAGTTCGTATGTCTCTCGTCCAAGCTGGGTTTTCATAGCCAAACGGCCACGAATTTTTAAACCCTTCTCGTCCTCTTCAATAGACTCATATACGCCAATAGGCATATCTGATTTGTGTTGGTATAGAAGTTTGACCCCTAATGCGCCTGTCTTTTTAACGCTCTTGCTGAAAGCACCTTTAGCAACAATGTCATTGCCTAGATCGGTGTTACCAAAGATAGAGCCGTAACCTTCAAAGGTTCCATACTCCTCATCCTCAGAGTCAACCGCATTTATCTCAGCCTTAACATCTAAGAACTGGTCTAGGGTTTTCTCCTCGCTCTCGGCATCCTTCTTTTTGGGCTTCTTAGGTTTTTTTGGCATACCGTAGCCGCTTAACTCTAATCCAGTTAGCTCAGTATATTCTTCATGGCTCTCGCAAGGCATGAATACTAGGTTGCCATCTTCATCGTGAGAGTGAGTGCCGACACAGCCGATTTCCTCAGCCCTATCTTGAGCTTCCTCTTCCGTGGAGAACACATCATCTCTAATCTCTGCTTTCTCAGCTAGGGATGCAGTCAAGGCTTCAATAGCGGCCTGTATATCCATAGGCTCAGGGTCTTTTTTGATTTCTTTCAACATACACTGTTCCGTCGGTTATAGTTTCACAATCAGGTGATTGCTATGGAATCAGGCATCTGCTCTGAGACACTTTACATCCTGACATATGGTATCACAACTATTTTTTAAGGACACCCCCTTGAAAACTACAGCTCCCCAGCTAGTAATTATCTGATGCGAAAAAAAAGCCCCCTAAAGGGCTAATTGTTTAGGCGTACTTATCTAGCTCTTTTTTTACCTCTGAGGCTGTACCCTTAAATGGCTTTCTCTCTGCGTTTTCCATTGCTATGCCAGCCATAAAATCAATGTACTCCTTTGAGTTATCCTTGCCCTCAACTATAGGAACTAAGTGAGCTAGGAGAAAGAGCATCTGGCGGGTTTTTGTAATTCCAAGTTTTTGGTGAACATAATCTAGCATTTCAAAATGTTCTCCTTCAACCTTGAAAGTTACATGGCATGAATCTTTTCTTGAATTGTGGTGCCACATATTAAATACCTTTTATGTTGCCCTACTCGCTTGGAGCTTTCAGGCTGGTTAGTTTAAAGCCCTACTTCATCTAACATTTTATTTGTGAAGTAAGTGTTCTGTTTTCCAGTACCAAAATCTTTAGGCTTCTTACCTTTGGTTTTTGGCTTGGCTATCTCAAACAATGTTTTAAGCCTTACTGAGCTACTTACATGAGGAACCATTGCAAGTATTTCATCTTTTGTGAGTAACTTGGCTAGGGGTGTAGATTCCCCATAACAAACCACAACACTACCGCACTTGGTTACAACGATATCTAACTCTTCATCGTTGCGGCAAAGCATAAGGAACTTTTCAAAGAACTTTTGAGATACTGTTACATCATTATTCATATTGAACACCTTTTATTAGTTTAATTTTTAAAGAAGCCAAGCCTTTTTCTTGCTTGGTATGTTTAGTATAGCATACTGTGTTTCGCTTTGCAAACATTTTAATTATGGTCTAGGGTGAAGAATGTTTCCTTTTGTAAACTTTGTGTGCTATACTAAACGTATAAAGAGAAAACAAATAAAAGGTGCAAGATAATGAACTACTCAGCCGCTTACCAAAACACGCGAACCCAAGCCAACATTAAAAAAGAAGAGAACATCGTTATAGCCGTGGTTCTTATTGGCTTAATTGTTTCTCTAATTACTTTAATTTAAATGTTTGCAATAGTAAACAAACCTGCTATAATAAACGCATAAACAAACAAAAGGGCTTAAAATGAAAAACCAACAAATTACCAAGCAACTTTTTGCAAGCTGGGCTAAAAATGATTTAGTAAATCACTACTGGCTGTTAAAGCGCACTAACAAATTAACCGTAAAGCAAGCTCAAAGCCTGCCTATAATTGCTAACTTACTTAACTTATAAAAGGTATTAAATATGTCAAAGCCAACTATAAACTTTAACCATCCTATTGCAGACGAATACTTTTACCTATCGCGCCACAATGTAGGGTTTGGCTTATCTACCATTGAGCAAGATGAAGTCCTAGATGATTACTACAGCGGTAGGCTAACCAGCAATCCAGCGCAAAATAAAATAATGCAAAAGTCTCGTTTTGAGGCTCTTAAACATGCCCTAATTCTTATGGGTACTAACGGCCAAGGCGGTTAACCAAAAGAAAGCCCCTTTTAGGGGTTTTCCATCTTTAAAAGTTTAGACGCGATTTGGCGACTCTAAAAAATTACAAATTTTCTGACCACCCAAAACCCCATCAAATTCGTAACTTCTTTTTTTGACACGCTTTTCGGCCTCTAAAAATTTTATAAATTTCTGACAGCTTGAAAACACCGTCAAATATTTAACTAATTATTTCAGAGCGTTTTCGCGCACCTTAAAAAATGAAAATCAAAACACCTCCTCTACAGGCCACGCGGTTACTGGGCTGTAGAAACTAATTCCTTTTGCTTCGTTTTTTGAAAGTTTGGGCGAAAATAAATTTATTTGATAGGGGGTGTGAAATTCTTGCAACTCTTTTTCGTTTAAAAAGTTTTTTCGTTTTTCGGGGCATTTTCAAACGGATTCAGGCATCGGCTAAAATTCTGACCAACTCTTTTGCTCTTAAAAAGTTTTTCCGTTTTTCGGGGGGTCAAAAAAATGAAAATTACACATCTTCGTAATCGTCTATATCAAAATCATCCTGAACCGAATCTCTTGTGTCCGTGTAGATCACAACGCACCGACAGTTGCACACATTGACAGCCCCGCCTCTTGGGTCACCAGCGTAAGACATTGGCCTACCCCCGATAATGAAATCTTCATCCATTGATACCTGTTGGCCATTGGCTCTAGCGTGAGTTTCCCTAGTCCGACCATCTCCTGTAGAGACCCATTGCTTGACCATAGCCACTCCATAGTTATCGCCTACCTGCTTATGGTAGCTCTGATGCGCAAAGCCAGCCGCGCTATGAGTCTCAGTTCTAGCGATTAAAGCCGCCCTATTGCGGTTGATTGAGCGGAAGTTCTTTCTTAGCTCACTCGCAATCTGTGCCAAAGTAGCGTCCCCTAGCCTTAATTTCTCTATAGATGCAATGATTAGCAAGCCCTGTGTGCGTGAAATGCTACTTATGAAGCTCTCCCTGTTAATGAAGTACAGAGCGACGGCCTGTTCAAAGGCTGATGACCTTCCAAAGAAGAAAGCATCCCCCTCATCGGCTTTTGCAGATATTACTTGATAGGATTGGTAGTTGTAATCGTAGATAGCTTTGAATATTCGGCTTAACTGGGCTTTAATTACTGCGGTAACTTCTACCTCTACATCTCTGACAAGCAAAGCGGCATCCACAACCTCCCCGCCCTCTACTTGCTTGGATGCTATGTTTACCGTCTTGTTGAAGCTAGTCTCTAACCGCCTTTGGAATCCCCTACTTAGATTATCCCTTATCCTAGCTTGTTGGACAGCGTAGCGCCTAGCATTGATAGCGCCCTGCCTAAACCCTAGAATCTGATTGGCGGTTTGTTGCCTAGCCACTTGATTACGCCTTTCTTAGCGTGGAAAACCTATGCCCTACAATAACGTCGGTGGGGTCGCTTCCTTGGTAAATCCTAATGAGAGCCGCTGGATTATCTTCAGATGCATTAAGCGTGAAGTCTGTTTTAGGTACGGATAGCTTACCGCTTTTTACTATCTTTGTGATCTTACCTCTAGCCCTGCCACCTGAACTATTCCAGCTAACCATATCACCAACTGATAAATCTCCAGCCTCGGCTTTCGTATCTTCCTCAGCAATAATTTGCGCTCTCTTAGCCTTAGCCCAAGATTGCCCTGCATCACCACCCCACAAAGCCCAAGCAATTCTCCCCGCTGATGGGTAACCCTTTTCAGATGGGCTAAACCCTGCGCCTTGCTTATCTACTTCATGGCGGGAAAAGTAACTGTGCATCCTAGTAACCACATCAAGGGACAGCTTCTGGCGATCAACTAATTGATTAGCTCTAGTCACGCCTACCTGTGTACCGCCCCTTTTATGCTTTTTTCTCCAATCTAGCCCTCTCTGCGCTTCCTGAGACATAGCCTTGCTTGGTGTTGAATCTATATCAGATAGTGCCTTAGAATCGTCATACAGCTCATAATCCTTGCTATCTTCTTCCTCTACTGGAGCATCGGGAAGCCCTTCATTCAAAGGGAACAAACTAGCGTTAACCAACAAGCCATCCGCTCCATCAATAGCGTTTAGGCCAAGGCGCTCTCTTGCCTCGTTCCTAGTCATGATGCCTTCCTTTACTGCACCGATAACATTCTCATAAATTCTCTTTCTGCGTTCTGATAAGGCTGGTATCTCGTCGGTGTCAAACTTAAAGAAAACATCCTCGCTAAACTGAGGCATAAGCCATTCGTTAATATCTGACTGAACCTTTGATAGCATAGGCAATATTGTTTCTTCGTAAAGAGCCAATCGCGCCTCAGCTACATTTGAGTAAGTTTGTGAGTCTGGCACGCCAACCAACTGACTAGGGACGCCAAAACACATGGCAATATCGGTTGCGCTCATGTGTTTTAGGTTAATAAAGTCCATATCCTTGGGTGACAGCCCCATCTCTTTCCAATCAAAATCACCCTCTAACAGCATCGGCCTACCTGCATTATCAGTTCCAGAGAACCTATTATTTAGGTCAGTCATAAGTTGCTGTCGTTGCCCTGCGGTTAGGCTGGTTGCAAAACCGTCTGAATCTTTAGGTTTAAATATAACTGCACCTGATGGCCTAGCTCCATTATTGAGAAGGTTAATGTTGTGCTTGCTTGATAGGTTATGCTGGTCAACTTCAACAGCGGCCGCGTTAAGTGGTGATAGGCCGTAAAAGTCATCAAGTGGGTTCCATAGCTTAGTCTGCTTTAACTCACTAAATCCGCTATCTTGGTCTACATCATAAACAGCCTCAGTTCGTCCATTTACCTTGTAATCGTACCTTGCTGGCATAGCACCGCGACCACCGCTAATGGTAATTCTATCGGGACGGAGAAGGTGCAATTCTTTAGGGACGTTACTAATACCCGCCACCTTGAGCATATAACTATTGCCAGATAAAAGAAGATAGCCAAACAAGGCGTTCATAAACTCAGAATAACTTTGAAGTGGGTTGGGTCTATTGAGAAGGCTTTTAGCTGGATGGTTCTCTATTTCATCCCCATCAGCATTGCATATCTTGAATGGCACACCTGACGCACCTTTTGCTATTTCATTTACGCACCGATAAACGATAGCGTTCTTCATGTACCCTTCTGATGCTAAATCTTCGTATTGGTAGTTTGTTGGCTGGGTAGACCCTACTCCGAAATACCCGACCATAGATGAGTTCTTGGTGCTTACTGGTTCTACTGTCTTCGCTCTAAACCTATCAAATATAGCCATTATGAAATTCTCCAAGCAATATCACCTGATGATTTGCTTAATTCAGTTAATCCCCATACCAAGGCATCAAGCCTATCGGGGGAGGGTTTTGGCCTGTCACCTGTGTAAGTACACATCTGCTCTTCTAGCTCTGGATAAATTCCAATGTGGTGGACTTTGCCTTGCTCGTATAACGCTGATATTGGCTCCGCTCTAAGCATCTTTCCTCTACTAGCATGAACCGATCTATACTTGCAGTTTACATCAACGCTTCTAATTAGACTCTCAACTAAATCACCGCCATTGTTAACTTCCGCAACGATCAGGTTAGCTTGCCATGTGTGATAAAGCTCTACAGAGAGCCTTGCCCAATCGTTTGGAGTATAGACACCAGAACGATCATCTAACAGATAATACTTCTTCTCAGCGTCTTTTCCTACTACAACAATCCCTGACTCGTCAGAATCAGCGTTAGCAGTAACCGCTGGGTCAACCGCTACAATTATTTTAGTGAACTCTGGCTTAGTGTCTCTCGGCAACCTGCAAGCGTCTATCATGCTGTGATTCCATAGCGCCCCTTCTAAGTTATCAAGCACTTCCGCATAGAGTTCCTGCCTACCCAGCGCAGTCCCTTCATACTTTTCTTTTAGCATGGCCAGCGTAGATGCCGCTAAGTTATCGGAGTTCTCAAAGGTGTTACCTGTAGTAACTACCACATCCTTTCTATCTAGCAACTTACGGATGAGAGGCGTGGGTTTGGGTGTGGTGGTAATGATGCACTTGGGGTTCTCACCTAGACGTAAGCCAAACATTAGCTGGTCAAAGGCTTCTGGGTATCTCCATGCCGCAAGCTCATCACACCAAGCTCTGTGAAACTGTGGACCTCGTAAACGCTCTGGCTCAGTAGCAGAAAACCCATAAATTATAGAGCCATTAAACAAGCGTATTTCAGATGCAGATGAATTGTAACCCTGACCCCTACCCTTGAGCATACACTCCTCTGGGCAGGTTTTTAGTATCCCTGACACCCCGCCAAAGGCAACCCTTCTAATATCTCCAAACGTAGGAGCTAGGACGGCTACCTGAACATTTGGATTTCTAAGAGCGTAAAGCAACGCATCGGATGCCCCTGTTCTAGTCTTACCCCACCCTCTGCCAGCAAGGATGAGCCATATATTCCAATCACCAACTGGAGTTAGTTGAGTCGGCCTAGCTGTAGATAGCCAATCAGTGTAGAGACTTGCTACCGCCTTGTGACTTTGCGTTCGCAAGCTCGTCAAGTTGGTCCATAACTCGGTGGAAGGCTTCTGGATTGCTGACATTTGCGGATACCTTTGAAATTTCCTGCGCTTCGCCTAGTGCGAGTTTCCCAAGTTTTTGGGCGTTCTGTGCAACGTGAGAAGCCGCCTGTAGCTCTTGCATAGATATAGCCTCAACAGCGGGGTTGTTAGCTTCTGCTTGATAAGCCTTTTGTAGCTTTCGGCCTACCCTACCTAATAGTGCTTGAGCTATCTGGATGGCCGTATCGTCTAGCCTTTTGCTGTCAGACACCATTCGCTCAACCCTATCAGCATCAACCTTCTCTTGAATGTCTGTCTGAACTTGGTTTTTCTGGCCTTGCCAGTTCTCATCGGATGAGTAGCTGTAAAGGGTAGTGCTGGATACCCCATGCTTTATTACTAGAGCCTTCATAGTTGGGTACTGTCTCACACCCTCCTCGTTAGTTACTCCATGAACAAACTCATCTCTAATCGCTAGTTTTAAATCTTCTGTTAACTTGATTGCCATATGCTTAACCGTTACCGTTATTTTCTATCTTTTCCGAATCTTTAAATTCTTTCTTAATTCGTATCTGGTGTTTTGTTACCCATGCTTTGTTATATTCGGTATCTGCAAAGAGCTTAGAGAATCCAGTGATATGCTTTAACCTAAGCAACTCATCAGGTTCCATCCCTAAGTGGTTACATACCTCTTCATCCTTCCAACCGTTATCAAGCATAGAGAATACCATACTGGACATGCCACTTACTGAGTGCTGTCCCCTTGCCCTATTGTGCCTAACTGTAGCGGCCATTCTTTCATTAATATCTTTCTTGATTACAACTATTGGAACCCTACCTTGAGTGGTGTCAAATATATCCTTGTTGTTCTTACAGGTAAAGTATCTGTGGAAGCCGTCAACAATCACATACTTCTTTTTTTCTTCATCGTAGATTGTAACTATAGGCTGTGTATAACCATCGTGCTTGATTGAGGTATGTAGCAATTTCATCTCTTGCCCTGCAACTGAGTTAGGGTTGTAGTCGTTTGGCTCTACGTCATCAACAGAAACCCATAAAACATCGCTAATTGGTTGGTTTGGTATATCACTCATGGGTAGTGCCTCTCTGATGTGGCTTTATGAACCTAAGGTCTCTCTCTGGACGATTCCAGTTTATTTCTAACCCCCTTTTGAATTTAAGAAAATTAATTGTTTCTGGTCTACCAAGAAAGTTGGATATTTTTGCAAACTCAAAATCATTGGCAAGTATCCCTAGTATCTGGGTTTTGTACATTTCATGGATGTTATTCATATCACTAAACTTTCCATCCATCCATAAATGCTTTTTCTCTAGCTTTTTCCTTATGCCATCATCTTGTATTAGATTGTCGCAAAGGTGGTCTCTGTACTCCCTCCAATCTTTAAACATAAACGGCAACTCATTAGCCCTAAACATTTCATTTTTTTTCATATGCTTAGTTTGATTAATGCCTTTAAGTCTTTTAGTTAACGCATTCCAAGTGTCACCCTCTAGCTCATGCAAATAAAATAACTGATCTACAGCCGTTTCATGGTGAAGGTTGCTCACCCGCATTTTTATTGGGGCTATCCCATACCTATAAAACTCGTCATATATTTTGCAGTAATCCCAACTGTGGTCGTGAATTGCTTTCCAAATATCGGTATAGCTCCAATCATACAAAGGATAGAAAACATAATGGCCTTGCTTCTCATCGTAGACCTTGCCATAGGTTATATCTTTATAGGTAGCCCCATTAGTCAAACCTGCTCGTCTGTTTGGGCTTTCCTCTGCTCTGACACCCCCTAGTAAAGCAACTGACTTACCCTTGTAATGCTTTGCCAGATACTTGGGAAACATATTATAAAAGCGATCAGTACCGTAAGTATTTTCTTTGATGCTTATAGGGTCTTTCTCCCTCATGTGTTCTTCATTTAAATCCCAGCAGTTCAACCAAGGGTAATCCATAGTGGTCGCATTAAATAATTTGATAGGCACCTGTAGCCAGTGAGGGGTCACTTCGTCGCGGTACATGACCCTTTTAACGTAATCAACAACAGCTTGCCACTCGGCCTCTTGGTCAAGCATCATCACTGTAAGGGGTAATTTGCCCTCTTTCTCAGCAACTAACAGCGCCATTTCAAGCGTTACGGTGCTATCTTTGCCCCCACTAAAGCTAACTACCACTTCATCAAACTCTCGGAACAAGAAAGTAATTCTTTCAATGGCTTGGTCAAATACGTTATCTTTTAGAAAAATTTTCATAGTTTATTCATTTGTCCTGAAATAACCGTAATACACTTTCCATCATAGTCTGATGCCACAAACCTTTGGCCTCCACCTATCATAAAATTTTTAACTGGATAGCCATATCCGCAAGTAAAATCACCTAGGCATTTATACCTAGAGCCAAGTCTTTGGCAGATAAGTTCTGTTGATGAGAGTAGAGTCGGGTTTTCATCATTCCAGACACCCATTGAAACCACATCACCATTTAAAGTAGTCTCTACAATCACATCTGGACTTGGCAACTTTGCTAGGTTTGTTGCACTCATAATAAGATATATTGGCTTAGTCCACTCAAGTAGAATTTTAGATACGGCTTCAATTAAATCGTTAAATTTTATATCCTCTATACCAGCCCGCTCATTAAAAACCTTTAATCCACTAGGAGCGTAAGGAGGCTCAGAATACAAAATGTCACATTCATTAAAATCAACTGCTAAACCGTCAGATACAAAATCATGCTTCAACATAATTCCATTGTGATGCTCAACCCTAGCGGTCTCTTTTATCCCTTTGTAGGTAACAGATCTGTTCTTCAAAGCCGTATGATAAAACACTACTTGCAATCCTTACTCAATCTAGCGATTGTTTTTTCTAATCGCTTTTCGTTTAGCTCATTACCGTAAAATATCAATCCCTTATCAACTGTTGCTTGAGCTGTATATCCCATACCACACATAGGGTCTAATACCGATTCCGCATCTTTAGGAAGCAAGTAATTAAAAATAAAACTGACCAGCTTCTGCCCCCTTAGTTCATAGCATTTTTCAGTAAAATAAGCCTCGTCAGGCATTTTGAAGGTGCCGCTTTTGGATATAATATGAACATCTAAAGGCAACAGTTTGGCCGCAGACCCATACCGTGACGTGTAAACACCGTGATGTGTAAATCCTGACTCTTTGCAGACAGAAATAACATCTGACCTCCAGCCTACTCCGTACTCAATTACAGCCAGATCTTTTATGTTTTTATATGCCATATTAAAATAAAAAGGCAAAAACTCCGCATAATCAATGTCAGATTTCTCTCTGCCTGTGTGTCTTTTGTTGATGGTTTGCCAGTACCGAAGATTTCCCTGCCCCCAAGGAGGGTCGCTATATAAAAAATCAGCTTGAAATCCACTCATTAGGATATCAATTCCGTTCATTACGTCTGATCGCTGAACCTTATGCTTTCCTATTTTAGTAATCATATTTTACTCCGTCGGCTTTCTGTTTATAAGGATTGTCTCAGATACAGGCGCACCCATAGTCCAATATTTATACCCATCAAAATTAAAACAAATATAAGGCCATCCACGAAACTTCTCTTCTATTCCATATTTTCTAATTAAAATAACGCTCTCTTCAAAGGCTTCTGGGAACTTCCAGCTCTTTTTTAAGGTGTAATAGTGAGGATTTTTTGGCATCGTTTTGGCAAAAATCCACCTCTGGAGATGAAGCCTATTTGATAAATCTTCTTGAGATTTAGATTCCATCAAACGTAAAGCTCTCTGCACAATACGGACACATAACCTCAGTCCCTTGAGCGGAGCGATCACCTGTCAACTTATCCATATTTGCGCTCATTGAATCTTGAGTTTTTGAAATATCCCCTGCGTTAATATCAGAATAAGAGGTTGTCGGATTCATATTTGGCTCAAAATCTAAGGAAATGTTTTCATCAAAACCAATTAAATCAAGACTAAAGCCTGAACTATTGATCTCTTTAAGCTCCGCAAAATACAAAGAGCTATCCCACTCACTACCCTCTGACAACTTATTGTCCGCAATGACGTACGCCTTTTTCTGAGTATCTGACCAGCCTTTTGCCGTTATACATGGGACTGTTTCCATTCCCAAAGATTTAGCCGCAAACAAACGACCATGCCCCGCAAGCACAACTTGCTTCTCATCAATCAATATGGGGACTGTGAAACCCCATTCTCGGATGCTATTTGCAATCTGAATTATTTGCTCATTTGAGTGAATGTTAGGATTTCTGTCATAAGGAATTAAGCTGTCAACAGCAACTTCTGTCATATCTTTGGCGTGAATTGTAGTCATCTGACACTCTTTTTGTAAGTCAAAAACACATTGTACATCATGGATTGCGGAGAGAAAAGCCCGAAACGAATAAAAAAACGCACAATATGTGCAATTAATTCTCAGTAAAGGTTGTTTATAATACTAAACTCTGTATAATAAATTATGTAGAGAGAAAGAAACCAACCCATAAAAGGTGCTTGAAAATGTTAAATTTACCAGTAATTAGCAACAAGAGTTTCGGAATTGAAGTTGAGTTTGTTGGCGCTTGCCCTAGGCACGTTGCCCAAGTTATAAACAGCCTTGAGGGTGTTGAATGTTCTTATGCTGGCTACACTCACCTTACAACTAGCTACTGGAAAGTTGTCTACGATGGCTCTTTAAGCGGTGTTCGCGGCCATGCTGGTGAGCTGGTTAGCCCAATTCTTAACGGTGTTGAGGGTGTTAGAGAGTTAGAGCGTGTAATTGAGGCGCTCAATTCTGTAGAAGGCGTTACTGTAAACCGTAGCTGTGGTTTGCACGTTCATTTAGATTGCCGTGAAATGAACATTAACGAAATCAAAACTACCTATGAGCGGTACTCAAACCATGAAGAGCAAATTGATCTTTGTATGCCCCGCTCTCGCAGAGGAAGCCCTCGCTGGTGTGCCAGCACTGCAAGCGTAAAGAACGCTGTTAAACGCGCAACGTGTAAGCCTAACGCGGCTAGAGCCGCAGAGCGTTACTACAAAGTAAACCTCACTAACATAGCCAGCAGAGGCTCTATTGAGTTTCGCCAGCATAGCGGAACAACTGAGTTCAAGAAAATTGTGAACTGGCTTTCTTTCCTAATGCAGTTTGTTGAGAGTAGCATCCAGATGGCTGGCTCAACAGCGGTCAAGCCTAGTGCATGGTATGCACAGCTTAAAACTTTAGTAGGAAAGTGGGGCGGTGATTTTAGTTATAGCAAGTCTACTAGGAGCTGGAATGTTGTTAAAAACGGAGTCTTAGTAACTAGGCTGTCTAATTGCCAAATCTCAGAGCTATATGTTAGCGGTTCTGCAATGAAAGCAAAAGGTTTGCGCCCATTGCACCAGTTAGAGAACCTGCTAGAAGTATACGGCCTCCCTTACTCTGAGCTTATGGCCGCTGTAAGCAACCCTGTTACAGTCTCAGAAAATGATCAAGGCGTTTACCACGGCATAACTACCCAAATCCAAGATTACCTGAGAGAGCGCCAAGAAGAGCTTTCTTAAACCCAAATTAAACAACCCAAAAAGGAAATATCAAGATGAATACAATAACTGAATACTTATATGGGGCTTATGGCTCCAACCTTAACAAAGACCAGATGGAGTTCAGATGCAAGAACGCTACGCCTGTGAAAAGCTATACGCTGAAGGGACACGCGCTAAAATTTAGAGGGGTTGCCGATGTAGAGGTATCTACAGATGGAAGCTCTGTTCCACTAGGATTGTGGAAGATAACAAAAGATTGTGAAAAGAGCCTTGATAGATACGAAGGATACCCTAACCTGTACGTTAAAAAGTTTATTGAGACAGAGCATGGCTTAGTTATGATTTACATTATGCGAAACCAAGATAGCCTATACCCACCCTCCAACTACTACCTTGACGGAATTGCTACAGGATATTATGATTTCTCGCTAGACAACAGAAAGCTCAAAGATGCTGTTACAGATAGTTATTTAAACCAGCAATAAAACCAAACCCCACTAGCTGACTACTAAGTGGGGTTTTTTCTCTTCTTTTTTAAACGCGCAATTAGACCCTAAAATATTTTATAAATTTCTGAGACCCTTAAAACAGCATCAAAAAAATTACTTAATTATTTAGACCTAAGTTTGACCTCCAAAAAAATTGTAAATTTCTGAAGCCTTAAAAACCAGTCAAAAAAAGTAAGTTGTTTTTATTGGACTAATTCAAGCCCCTTCAAAAATGAAAATAAAATGTCACCCCCTGAAAGCCCCGTACTTAAAGGGCTGTAGAGTAGCGTGTTTTTACTTTAGGTTTTCAAAAGTTTCAGCCATTTTTTTATTTATTCAGCCATCAACTAAAAAAAACGCAACTCTTTTTCGCTTAAAAAGTTTTTTGCTTTTTTCGGCAACATTTTAAATTATTCGCTAGTCCTATAAAAATTTGATCAACTCTTTTTCGTTTAAAAAGTTTTTTGGTTTTTGGAGCGCATTTTAAAATGGTTTTTTGTCTACTTTAAATTTCTTAGACTTACCTGTCGTGATCTTTCCGTTTCCCATTTAGCCTCTGATATTCTTAATATCCTTTTGGCTGTCTCAGCCCTTACCGATAAAGTTTGAGCCTCAAGATACCTTCCCTCCCAATCGTTATGGGTTCTCACCAACCCCTCAGCCATAACCCCTGATGCCTTGTTTCTCATATGCGCCATCTTGATAGCGGCCTCCCACGCTTTAAAGCTAGATTCAACCTCAATATATCTAATTTGAGCCGCCTCATAGTTAGCAATTGCGTCCTCCCAAACTTCAATGCATTTATCAAGAGGGTCAGACCTTAGGTTTTGTGTATAAGAATTGTTTTCACCATTCACGTCGTTTTCTCCTTAGCAGTTCATCCATACTTACATCAAAGTAATCAGCTAACGTCTGCACAGTCGTAACTCTTGGGTTGCATCCAGACAAGGTTCTGCTGATAAGTGGTTGGCATAGGTCTGTAGCCCTAGAAATATCGCTCTGGCTTACTCCATGCTCTCGCATCAATCTGACAACATTTGTTGAAAGGGCGTTTAACCTTGATAATTCTTTTTCCGTCTTTTTCATTTTTTTCATTATTTTCTCTCCGTTTTTATTAAGTATTTAATATCATGTATCACGTTTTCGCTTATCTGGCTGGTTGTATATCTTAAGACTCGCCACCCACCCATCATTGCTGTGTTGTACTTAATCAGATCAGCAGAATACCCTGACCCTCTTGTATGCCGTCCATTAGCATAAACACCCCCCTCAACCTCAACCGCAATTTTTAGCATTGAAGGAAAGTCCCCTATCACAAAGTCAAACCGCCACTTTCTTATATCGTGAAACCTAAACTCTCTGTGATAAGGTATTTTGTAGTGCCTAAGCAATATGCAAAGCGTTTCCTCGCCTTTTGAACTAGCGGCCATTACCACGCCCTCCGTATCCGTAATCTTCGTTAGGAGGCTCTACAAACGTCCTACTGGCAAAGTCAAAGTTAAACGTAGCCTCGCCTATCTGTCCGTACATTCCTTGCTCTCTAATCTTCCTCGTTATCACTTGAATACTGTTGTTATCAAAATCTCTATGAACCACTACCACCGCATCAGCTTGGTTGTGCCAGTGAGCCGCGCCACTAATATCGTATGCGCTGGGCGCTTGGTATCCGTTGTTCTCTTTTTGTAGCTTGGTAGGATGGGCAACAACCCACGTTGTAATATCGTGCATCTTACAAAACCGCTTGCACTTGCTAATAAAATCTCGGATATGCTCGTCTTCCCTATAGCTACCCTTTCTACTTGCATCAACCTCGTTATAAGGGTCTATAACAATGCCATTGCATCCGTACTTTTGTATGCTCACCTTGGCAAGCTCAAGAATCTTATCCACGCTGGGTATATGCTCTCTGGTTTCAATAAAGAAAAAATGCTTTTGTATCCAGCGCATACCTTCGGTTGCCTCCTCCTCTGTCATTCGCCCATTGAAGCCTTGGTCAAAAGGTTTGCCAGTAAGCATTTGCAACAACCTCCTGATATGCATTTTTGTGGAATGCTCTGGAGAAAACATTACAAATTTCCAATCGTGGTTTTTTGCAAGCTGTATCAAGCACTGGTCTAAAAATGTACTCTTGCCGTGGTTCGGGATGCCTGTCCAAACATGGAATGTTCCCTTCATAACCTTGTAAATTTTATCAAGGTTTGCGTACCCAACATTTACAGGCTTATCGTAATTGCCTCTGTATAAGTCCATCACCTCATTGTAATAAGTGCCTACCGTATAAAGCCCATCAACTGGACAAGGCCGCGCATTAGTTATCAGGTTGTGCAAGTATTCCTTGCCATGCTTTATAAGAACATCGTTAGCGTCTTTGCAATCTTCTGGAGGAACCACATACCAGCACTTTACTTTTCCATATCTATGCATCAGCTCCTTCTTTAAATTGTCACCAGCACCATCAGCATCACAAAATAAAACAATCTTATTTGCTTTTAGTGGATGGGTTTGTAAGCACTGAAATCTCTTGTCGTTTTCCTTGTAGGAGGTTTTAGCTGGCGCACCATCTGGCAAAGTAGTCACGCATGTAAACCCGCATTCGTGAACGCTCAAGGCATCCATTTCACCCTCTACAAAAATCGCCACATTTGATTCAGCCACCGCTTTGTAATTATATAAAGATTTCACTGGGTCTTTGCTTTGCTTGAATCTCTTATCTTTATGCCTGTATTTTATATTGTCACACTGCCCTGACTCCCCATTGTAAGGAAAGCCTATCCATTCATCATTTTCAGAAAATACCTTAAATGCTTCATAAGTCTCTTTTGAAATACCCCTCTTCTCAAAATAATCATCTAAGAAAGTTGAGGTGTTTGCGATGTTAGGCGTAAAAGATTTTCTCTGAGGAACTGTTCTTTTTTGTGTGCCAGTTAATGCGCTTTGCTCCATTACTCCTCCCTTGTTTTCGCAGTGGTGACAAAAGAACACAACCTTATCGTGAGATATTTCCACCGACATTGGCCTATCATGTGAGTCGTGAGGTGGTTGGCACTCTGGACATTTTATTTTGTGGTTTCCTTCATCTAAGTGGCCTATTTTAAGGCCATGCTTTTCAAACGCTTCATCCAGCAAGGTCATTTTTTGTTCTCCTTCTTGTTTGTGGGGGGTTTCTAATATGTATAGGTAATGTATTGGAGGACGCTGGTGTCCTAGGGGGGTGGACACTGGTGGCCTGAGTAGGGTGGCCACTGGTGTCCGCAGGGGGGTGGACTCTGGTGTCCATGCCTAACTTATATAGGTTGGTTGTTCCCAATCTTTTTTGAACTGTAATATACTCAAGCTCCTCAAGAGAAGCGATGCACCTACGCACTGATCTATCAGATACTCCGCATATTTCTGCAAGGTGTTTTTCAGATGGGTAGCACTTATGAGTTCCCTTTCTCGCATAGTTTGCAAGCATAAAAAGAACTAGCTTTGTGGTTGGGGTGGGGCAAGGTAATAACCTAACCCAATTTATTGCGTCTGTACTCATCTGCCCATAATGGGCTATGCGCTAGAGAATTACAAGAGATAAAAGTCGTTTGGAGAAACATTTCCATCAGTGGCTTTATGGATGACTTTCATATCTTCTGGTCTAGGGATTCTTTGTCCACTACACCATTTTACCAAAGCGTGATAACTAAAGTTAGCAGAATGAGAATTAGCGGCAATTTCTAAAAACTGCTTTTGAGTCATTTTATTTTCTTTTAGCCAAGCTGATAGTTTCATAGTAACGCCTTTAGTTAACGCATGGTATCAAGAAACGGCTTGCATATCAACCCAATTTGTCCCATAATTAGCCCACAAACAAAAACAAGGTGCCTGATGTATGAGCAATAACCCATTTGAAAAACACAATGTAGGACACTTGAGCGCAAGCTCAATAAACGAATTCATAACCAACCCCCAACGATGGATACTCCATGTCTCTGGCTTCAGAGATAGGTTTGGCATTCCTGCTATGTGGAGAGGCACCGCTGTAGATAAAGCGTTAACCATCTCTATAGAGGAGCCTGATGTAAGTGATGCTCAAATAATAGCTTGGGCGCAAAATTATTTTGACGAAGAGCATAAAGGCGCTATTAGCGATAGAATACCAGTTAACAGCATCAAAGCTGAATCTGAAAGAGATAACCTTTCTCGTTACCTTACCCCTGCAATTCCACACTTTAGGTCTCTAGGTAAACCCCTAGCCTCTCAGAAGAAAATAAAACTAGAATTTGAAGAGTTGCCAATTCCTATTATTGGATACCTTGATCTTCTATATGACGGAGTTGTGCGAGATATAAAAACAGTTGGTCGCTTACCTACTAAAGTACCTACTGCAACCTGTAGACAGCTTTCTATTTACGCCACCGCTGAGAACTGCATCCCTATTGTTGACTATGTGCATGCTACCAAGACGGCTTCTAAGGTAGTTGTGATGCCTGTTGAGAATGTTGATGCTCATATGGTTGTTGTAAGACAGGCCGCTACAAATATGATGCGACTGCTAAGTTACTCAGACAGCATTCAGGAGGTAGCCAGCTTAATGATTCCTGACCTTGATGATTGGCGATGGTCTGATGGAGAAAGAGTTGCCGCTAGAAAACTATGGAGAATTTAAAGAATGAAATTTTATTTTACAGAACAAGAAGTAGAAGTTATTAGACAATCTATACAGCTAATGGATTTAGAAATCAAAGGTGACGATTCAGGGTTTTATTCTACAAGCGAAATAAACGCGAGATCTACCGTTGAGAAAAAAATTATATTGGCCATAAAAAATGAAGTGTTAACTCAAAAAATAAAGGATATAAATAATGAACGATAAATTGATAACCGCTCTCATAGAGTCGCAAAAAGCAATAACCCACGCCAGCAAAGATGGCAAGAACCCTTATTTTAAAAGTGACTACGCTACCCTTGAGGAAGTGATAACTACGGTTAAACCGCCACTCAATCACAATGGCGTTATGTTCCAGCAGATATGCCACCCTTCTGATATTGGCGTTTGTGTTGAGACTGTATTCTATGGACATGGTGGTGAGCTACGCACTGGACAGTTTACCGTTCCAGCAGATAAGCGCGACCCCCAAGGGTTTGGTTCTGCCCTGACGTATGCAAAAAGATACAGCCTATCTATGGCTTGCGGAATTGGACATCAGAAAGATGATGATGCTGAAACCGCTATGATTACTCGCAAGAAAACAGACAAGGTTTATGCGGCACCAAAAGCTATTAAAAAGGAAAGTGTCAGCGTACCGACAACGGATACAAACGCCTTGTACAAAATTATGTTGCAAGGAACTTTGATAGAGGCGTGTACTGGAGAGAGTGAATTTCTTGGACAATGTAGAAAGCATTTAGCCAATCCAGAATCGCAGGCTTGTCAAAATATATATAACTCTGAAACTCAGGGATATATTAAAACGGCACTGGTTAACAGTCCCGATGGAAGCGCCATTAAAACCAGCTTTGGCCAGCTAATTAAACTATATGAGAAATGAGGTGCATGATGAAAAAAGGTCTTATAGACGCAATAGCAGAGTTAATGTCAGATGGACGCCCTTGGACATTCTGGGGCTTGCAAGAAGCGATTAACCACAGATATGATTGTTACTATGGCGAACCAACAATTAGCGCAGGAATTAGGGCGTTAAGGCATTATGACAAAAGAAAGAAATACGACCTGCCACTTTCAGGCGAGGTTTTATTTAGAGAAAAGATACCTTCAAATACTGGAATCCCAGCTAGAGGTTATCAATACAGGTTAGTAACTAACAATGAGGCTATATTATGAGTGATAACGAAGAGTTAAAAGGCGCGTTTTTTGTTGATGGAAATTGCCAGATAATGAGTAAAGGTACGATTACTGTTAATGGTGCCACTAGATACTGTTCTCTTTTAAAAGCGCAGTCACAGAAGGGTGAAGAGATTTATGAGCTTTCCGTATCCGCTGGTAGAGTTTATTACAACCCGCCAGAAAAAAAGCAGAACCCAAAATCTCCAGACGTAAGCGGGAAAGTCACTATTGATGGGCAAGGTTATAAGTTCGGGGCTTGGAATAATGTTGCGGCATCTGGACAGAACTACTTAGGCATATCCATGAGTGTTAACGATGGCAACAGTCAACATTTTGGTTCTAGCAATCAACAACCAGCCAACCAACAGCCTCATACAAATAGCTTTGACAAAGACGACATTCCTTTCTAAAGTAGAATTAGAGCCGCGCCTATCTATGGTGGGCGCGTTTTAATATAATAGCTTTGATGATGACATACCATTTTAAAAATCGCCTTTAGCAAGCGATGGCTTTAACAATGCACCATGTTGCGCGTGTGGTGGCCGAAACGCGCTTAATCAACGCTTGCGAGAAATTAAATTGAAAAAAATGAAAAAGCATTCGGATAGAATAAAAGATAGGGCGCATCTTGAGTTTGTTGCTGATCTTGAGTGCTGTGTCAAAGACGTTTCATGCAATGGACATACGCAAGCGCACCATCTAATGAAGCCTTGGGTCGGTGGGCGCGGTATGGGAATGAGAGCCGACGACAGAAACGCTATCCCGCTATGCTTCTTTCATCACTCGCAACTCCATGTGAAATTTGGAAACGAATTTAAATTCTTCGCACGATACTTTAGATCAGAGACATTCGGGCAAGAATTAGCTCAATCCCTTTACGAAAATAAATAAATAAAATGTACGAAATGGGCTTTTAATTGCTTCCTTTGTTTGCTATAATAAACTCACTAACTAATAAAAGGTGTAAGAAAATGCAAAATTATTTTAGAACTTTAAACGCTACGCGCCAGATGCATGGAATGAACCAAGTTGCCATTGGCGCAAGATTCTTAAATAAAGCGGCTTTACAGAAAGCGTACAAGAGCGCCCTAAAGAGGCACCACGGCATAACCGCTGAGGCAAAGTTTATTATTAACTTATACGAAGATGGGCGCAACGCCTATGAGGGGAAGTAAGATGGAAAACTATGTAGCAAATACTATTTTAGCTCAGATAAAGTGCGGGCAAGATTCTCATGGAAATAGCGGTAGCCACATGATGATGTGCTGGGCGTTCCAAAATCCTTGGGGGAAAACCTCAGATAATGATGAAGGGAGAGGGTTCCTTGAGTTTACTGTTGATGGTGCCTTATTTGCTGGGCAAGTGAAAGTGACTTTAGGCTGGGATGATCTTTATATGATTGAGTTCATTGAGACGAATGGAAACTGCATTACCGTTTTGCATGAGATTTATTTTGATGATCTTGCTAACGTCATTGATAGAAATGTGGAGAACCCTAAAAATGTCTGATACAAGCCACCTCTCACCTTTCAAAATTATCAACGATGATAGCGATGCTGTCATTGTAATATCCGCGCATAAGGTGACCCTAGAAGAAGCTCAGAAATTTGTTGATGGTTACGTTCAGGTCATTACCTTGCGTGATGGTTCGCAAGTTCTTATGAATGAGGATGGAAGAACTAGGGACGGAAAAGCACTTGAGTCAAACAAAGCGGCAACCGCGATGCTAAAACCAGAGGGCGTTCTGATATCTAAAGATGGAGTTCTTGGGAATGTATTGATTCTCAGAGACGAGTGCAGGTGGAACTAGCACGTTATGGGTTGCAATTTAGGCCAAAAAAGTTTACTATAAAAAACTGAGGAGAAATTTATGACTAAAGTAATATTTGATTTTGATATGTTTGAAAGCAAAGAGGCAACCGATATGCTGACCTTGAGTTGCATAAAGCATAATTATGAGGAGTTCGTTGACGAGTATGGTCATGACGAAGCTAACGTAAGGCTGGCCAGATTATTCGGAACGGCTTGGGAAAACTGCAAGGAAAGGGTCTGGCAATGGTACGACTCTGAATGTTCCGATGAAAAATAACATTTCTGATATAAGCCAGTTTCTTGACGAGCTAGAAATTAAGTACGGCCAATGTCTAACGGATGTTCCTATGCTTGCTTTGCAAGCAATATTAGATGATGGCGATATTGACCAGTTAATTGAGATTATAGAGGGTTCTTAAGATGGACGTTTTAAATGTGCCGCTTACAAAACAGCAAGTGTATCTTTTGCTGGAAGCGGTTGTGACTAGAAAAGTAGAGCAGAGAAGCAAGTCTGGTTGGATTGACGAGCTTTCAAGTGTTCAAGATGCTTTATCTTCTGCTATTAGAGAGCAATCTCTAGGCATTAAATTGGACGAGCTAGATGATGAAATATACTGATGATATGTTATCTCGCCACGTTTGCGATAGAAGCGAGGCTTGGATGGAGTGCGACCAAACTACATTCCAAGTGATTGTTTGCGATACCTGCGTTGATGTAAAGATGCGCCCATATAGAAAATTCATGTTAGAAAACATAAATCCAGCAAAAGCTGGTAAGGAATTAAGCAATGAATATTGATGGAAATGAATTAAAAGCAATGAGAGTTTCAGCGGGAGTCACCCAATCAGAATTGGCGGCACATTTAGGATATTACACCAAAGGCGAACCAAACCGATCTGTAATATCTAGGATGGAAAGCGGAAGCCAAGATATAAATGTAAGAATCCAGATGTTAGTAATGAGCTTTTTAAAAGGTAAAGGGGTATCGCAATGAGCAATAAGATTGATAAGTTTTTTGACAGTGAGCTTCCCAGAATGATGGAGGAGCAATACCGCTCTGGAGGCATTGATATCATGGAGTCTGTTATTCTTACCATCAAGGCTCAAAACCATGCAGATAACGCTGTCAAAAAATACAGCTTTAATGAGTTTGTTGAAATTATGGAATCAATGGTAAAAAGCTGGAAAACTGTTAACTCCTCCAAAAAAACGGATGTTGCAGTAAGGGGTGATTTACATTGAGTACGATGCTGGATAGGGGGGATTGTGACGAATCCCTACCTGATTGCCCTTGGATTAAAGATGATGCCGAATATTGCGATGCACATGATCTTGAGTTATCTTATGGTGAAGATGAAAATGGTTGTGAGGTTCGTTTCTGCAAAGTTTGCGATGAAGTTGCTGAGGAGTTGATGGGCGTTATGGATGTAAAAGATATGTGGAAAAGCAAAGATTGATAGAGCTTATTATGGGATGTGCATTTTTGCTGTCCCTTAGTGTGCTAATGCATGGCGCTTATCTGATTGTGTGCGACAAGCAAAAACAGTGGGAAAATAATAAAAATAAAGAC